TAATTCTTCTCTTTTTGATGGGTCTGTTTCTTCAGCAATAGCTTTTTCTAAATTTTGAACAGTTTTACCCAATTCCTCATATCTTTCTCTTGATTTATCATATTGTTGTGTTAGAGCTTGTCCCTTATTTGTTATTGCACTAAATACTGTACCTAATGTTGCACCCCTACTTAATAAACCTGTAAACATCTGCATAGAACTAGTTGAATTTGCCAACTCATGTCTAAGTTTAATATGTGCTGCTACTGCTTCATCATGTGCTTTAGCCTCTTCTTTTCTGTTTTTAGATGCATCTGCACGCCATTTAGTTTCGTCTTTCGCAGCTTTTATCTGTTTTTCCATTAGTTTGGTGAGTCTTTCTACTGAATCACTAAGGTTTTTTACCACTTTTGTTAATTCATCAGTAATCTCAGAATCATCAAATGCGTCATCTCCTTCATTTGCACTCATAATGTTTTATATGGCTTCTAGTTTAAAAAGATTTCTTGAAACCTGACGATGAATGTCTCATTTGTGCCTGCTCTTTACGTTTTTCTTCCATATGAAGTGCTATCAATTTTCTTAAATAAGTGAGAGGTTGTTTATCTACTTTTATACAATCCCAGCCAAATTCTATGGCACAGATGTAGTAGATAGCGAATCTATTTCGCTCGGATTCAGTGAGCCTGTAAACGTCTCCACCCAATCCCCTAAGAATTTCACTAAAGGGTAGTCTTTCATGACCTCCTTCATGATTGTATTTGCCTGTCTTGATTTAATATTTCTAAGTGCTACTGCGTCATTTACTATGAATGGTGCTTTTCTTAACACTTTCAAGAGTATTTGAAATCTATATTTTGGAATATCAACTTTTGGTTTTGAAACATCCCCTAAATCTATTGAGTTTTGAAGTATTGATTCTAATTCACCGTATGTGATATCATCTTCATATTCAATTATTTCAGGTGTACCATTCCAATCTATATCAAAAGACTTTATAGCCATATATTACATTTTATTAAGTAATTAATAAACCTATTGATCTACTACTGTGATTTTTGCACGTTTTACTTGCCAGTTAATTTCTTCAAATACTGGTTCAACTGGTTCTAAGCCAGATACTGCATGATCATTTATTCCTAAACCATATCCAGTAATTGTAATTGATTTTGCACTTGATGCACCGTTAGTAAATACTAATTCTAATTCTGGTGTACCCATACTTTCAACTGTTTCTTTATAAGTTGAACCTTTCAACTGTAATATTAATTGGTCAATTAAGTTATCATTCTTCCATGATGCTCTAAATCTACCACTTATGTCAAGACTTCTTTTAATACCAGCAACTGATTGTTGATCACCTATTGAATATAATAAGTCACCGTTTTGTGAAAAGTTTATATCTGCTTCTTGTAATTCTGCTATAATTGATCCACCTATTTTTAATGAACCATGTGCAAATGTGAATGGTTGTGAGTTTTCTGTTGCGTCATCTGAAAAACCTGAAGTACTTGGTGCATCTTCCTTTCCATAGACAGCGTCTACAGAACAATCAACAGTTCCACCTATCGATGTACTCATTGATAATGAATTTGCTACACATCCTTTTAATGTTCTCACCATTGTATCAGTTTCACCTTGAAAACCAATTTCTGTAGTAAATGTATTACCTATTAGTGATTTTGTTGCAGCTCCTTCTGTTGCACTACCATAAATATATGGGTTTCCACTAGTTCCAGCACCACTTGCAGAACCAAGAATTGATTTAAATATCTTATGAGATGTTATATCTCCTAATACAAAGTTAATACCTAATGTTCCATTTTGGGTTCCATATGCGAATGCTGTTGGGTCTACTTGACCTAATTTTCCTAATGCAATTTTATTAGTAGTTAATGTAAGTCCACTAATTGCTGTTCTTTGACCGAATGAGTTAGTAATAGCACTTGCTGTACCACCAAATGTGTTCTCATAGCCATAATTGATATATGCATATGCACCTGTTCTTACCATATAACTAATTCTCCTTGTTTGTATTTAAAGATTACTTATGAAGGGTTTGTTTTTCTTATAGACACGGTTAATATGTGATTGAACATATTACGCATGTATTGATTCCTTGTATATGAGGAAATTACCCTCAAATCTGTATAATCAGTACCACCTCGTATTTTGGCTGTTAAAATCCTTATACTCTCCTTCACTATATCATTATGTCTTTCATCATCTTGATATGTTCTAATATCTAAATCTATAGTTATATCATGCCAATGATCGTCTCCATATAATCCAAAATATTGTATTTTCTCTGCTTTAGGTGTTATTACTATCTGATCTCTCCTATCATCCACAAATCCTACAGATCTCTTTTTCCATGCCTTTGTAATTTCTGGGACTTGACCAGCAGACCAATTATCATTTAATATGTTGATTACAGTTGTTGCTGCATCGTAGATGAAAGAGCTCATTTAGTAACCCCACTTCGATATTCATATGATTGTGTATATGGAAATCTCATATTAGTCCATTTCTCATTTCTACTGAAGGTTCCTCTCTTTGGTCTCATTTTGGCTGTTATTAAATCCCACTCATGATCTTTTAAAGATGCTGGTCTTCTACCAACATACCATATTTTTCTTGCTATTCTAAATGTCATAGAGTCTTTAAGAGCTTCTTCTTGTTCAGAAGATATTGTATCTAAATTAGTTCCTTGCCATTTATTATACTCTTCAGTTAAATCACCGTTTGTCATACCTCTTGTTTTTTTAGTATCAACCCAGAATCTTATTCTTGACATATCAACTCTAGTTTCAGGCATTATGTATCTTTCATAATGTTCTGGTAGTTTTTCTTCTGGAAATTGACCACTTTTATTTACAATTGCAACATCTGGAGGTTCTTTATAGATTGACTCTTTAGGTTTAAACATTGCTTCTAATCTATCAACTAAGTCTATTAAACCTGATACGTTTTCAAGTTGAACATCTTTCACCCCTTGTGGTGTATTTATGAAAATTTTTCCATTTCTTTTTCTTGCAACAAATCCTCTATCCCTCAAAAGTTTTGCTGTTCTAGAAAGAAAATAATCCTTAAACTTCATTATGGTATCACGAATATCTCCCTTCTGTTTTCGATACACTTTTCAATATCTTCCTCCCACTTTCTTTTGGATTCAGATACATTTGTCATACCACCAGTAGGAAGTTCATCCATTCTGAAACTTGTATTTAATATTTCAATACATGTCATTTTAATTACAGCGTCTTCAATGTCGTCTGGGATAGTTGTATCACCAGCAAACTCTTCTCCACCATATCTATATGTAACTCTAACTCTATTCTTTCTTAAAATTGAGAATATAAAACCTCTTAGATATAATCTACCATATTCATATTCTATGTCATACCAATGTGAGTTGTCTAAAATATTCTCCCATGTTGCACTTGCACCCTGCCAAATTTCTATTTTATCTCCAGAACTTGTATCAAGTTCGTATATGTTTCTATGTTGTAGAAAAATAGGTGTACCCCATCCATAAGTATAAAGTAATGGTAAATCATGAACTTCTCTGGTTACTTTTTTTGATCTCCACGCATGTCCTATTCTCCTTTCTAATTCTTTTTCTTTTCGGTTGATTATCTTTTCAACCTGTGCTTTATTAGGAGTAGTATTAGCATTAATAGGGACTCTGAGATAATCCGATACATCGCCAACTGAGCAGTATGTTGTAGCCATATAAATACTAGTTCGGCTTTGTATTTAAATTTACTTGAAAACCACAGTATATTCAGCATTACCTGTTATATCTGCAAAAATACCATCTTCAAAACGTCTGTTTATACCTACATATGTACCTTGTTCTTCTGAAAATATAGTGAATTCAGCACCACCACTTGTTGATGTACCGTTTTTGAATATACATTTTGAACCAGATGAGCCTGATTTTGATACATATACTGATACAATAACACCATGATTTCCTTTAATTGTTGTGTCAGCATTAAAAGATACTGCATTGTGGTTGTATTCTACCATAAATAATAACCTATCTACGAATATATAAGGATTATGCCTCAGAAAGAAAAAAAAGTCGGCTATTTTGGACTCTAGTAGCCTATGACTAGGAATTCAAATACTTTATTTGCAATTGAAGTTGAGTTTGCTACTTCTGCAAATACTGCACCTGCTGAACCACCTACGGAATAGAGTTTGATTTTCTCATTGGCTTTGTCATATTCTACCTTGTATAGTGAATCTGTAAATTCAGGTATCACTGCAACGAGTGTAGAAATTCTTCCCTCTTTGAGGTCAGCTGCCACTCCATTGGTTGCATAAGCGTCAGAGCCACCAGCAGTGACTTTACACTTATAAATTCGCAGTTTTGAAGTTAATGCTGCTTGCCATGAGAGTGTTTTTCTCACGTTAGCTGCTGTCCAATCGGATGTACTTATTGTAACTGCCATATAAAAGTGTAGTATCTACCTATATATAAAGATTAAAAAAAGAAAAAAGGATGGTTTGACTAGAGTTTAATATCTCTGATCTTACCTTGAGATTTGAAGTGTCTACAGACAGTTTCACCCATAGTTCTGAATACACCTTTCTCAACAAATGCATTGTTGACAAATGGATATGCAGGGGTTCTTCTTGTTGCTTCGTAGTACTCAGTTGGAATTGCAATTTGGATTCCTATTCTTGGATAACCATAACCTTCAGCATCACTGGTATCTAATGCAAATAATCTTCCGATTTCTGCTGAATCTCCAGAGTCGCTTGGTGCATCCTTTGATGGGATGAATGGTATTCCATAAATGGAATCTACGTGAATTCCTACACCTGTTCCTCGGAATGTTTGAATTCCGTTTACATCGACTTGTACTAAGCTTTCACCGTATGGGTTTGGAATACGGACTGAAGGCATGTATAAACCTTGTATCTCGGAGTAAACTTCGTGCGAACCGAGGAAGACGTTTGGATCTTTACCTGCTGCAATACGGATCTTTCTTAAGAAAGTACGTAGTGTATCGTCGGTAAGAACACCGTTAGTACCTATTGTACCAGAAGCTGATTCTACTGTGCTGTCAAATGTTGATGAGCTATCTCTAGAAACGTTTGCGTTTCCCCAAGGACTATATTCCTCAGATCCACTACCACCTAATGCTGTTTCTTCAGCATTGGATGAAACGATTCTGTCAAGGGACTCAAAGTCTGAAGTGCCTGTGTAAGCACCAGAGCTAACATTGCCTTCAACATCTGCCAAAAGCATTCTATTTAGGAACTCTTTGTGTTGTACAGCCATATACAATCGGAGTGAACCAAGTCCTCCCCAAATGTCGTCTTTAGA